ATGGCATCTTCCAGACAGATTCACCGCTTGAACGCTCTGCGCGTCGCCAAAGAGGTGGCGCCCGGCTATCACGCCGACGGCGGCGGCCTGTACCTCCAGATTTCGTCGAGCGGGTCGCGCTCGTGGATCTTCCGCTACTCCCTGGCCAAGCGGGCGCGGGAGATGGGCCTGGGTCCGTTGTCCGCGATTTCGCTGGCTGAGGCCCGCGCGGAGGCCGCCCGCTGCCGCAAACTGCTCGGCGCCAGCATCGACCCGATTGATGATCGTAGGGAACGCGAGCGCGCCGCCCAGGCTACCCCTGACGGCCTGCTATTCCGCAACGCCGCCCGCGACTACATCGATGCCCACCGGGGCAGTTGGAAAAACGCCAAGCACGCCCAACAGTGGGAGAACACGCTTGATACCTACGCCTATCCGGCAATCGGCGATGTGGATGTGCGCGACATTGACACCGCCATGATCGTGCGCGTACTGCAACCCATCTGGACAAAGAAAGCGGAGACGGCCAGCCGCGTGCGCGGGCGCATTGAGTGCGTGCTGGATGCCGCCAAGGTGCTTGGAAAGCGCAGCGGCGAAAACCCGGCACGTTGGCGCGGCCACCTGGACAAGATCCTGCCGAAGCGCGATCGCTCCAAGAGGGTGAAACACCATCCAGCGCTGCCCTGGGCGAACATCCCCGAATTCATGCCGAAACTTGCACAGCGCACGGCCCCGGCGGCCCGCGTGCTGCATCTCCTCATCTTGACCTGTGTACGCACGACCGAGGCGCTGGAGGCCAAGCCGGAAGAGTTCGATCTCGATCGGCGTATCTGGACCGTGCCGCCCGACCGCATGAAGATGGAAAAAGAACTGCGCGTGCCACTGAGCGAGCCGGCTGTGCAGATCGTGAAGGAGGCGCTGAAGACGGCCGACGGCTACCTGTTCCCAGGCCAGAAGAGAGGCAAGCCACTGTCGAACATGGCCATGCTGAACATGCTTGATCGCATGGGCTACGAAGGGATCACCGTGCATGGCTTCCGGTCAACGTTCCGCGACTGGGTAGCCGAATGCACCGAATACTCGGACTCGCTCGCGGAGATGGCGTTGGCGCACGCCGTGGAAAGCAAGGTGGAAGGCGCCTACCGCCGCGGGGACATGCTTGAGCGGCGGCGCCGAATGATGGAAGACTGGGCTCGCTATTGCAGCGGGCAAACGGGAGTGGTGGTGCCGATCAAGAGAGAGGTGTCTGCGGCGTAACGACAGGCCTTGGTATTGGCCTGCCTGCCTTTATCGCCAGCCATGCATCGATGTCTTCTTCCAGCCAGGCGGTACGGTTGGAGCCGAGCGAGAACGGTTTGGGAAACTCGCCGTTGGCGATCATGCGATAGATCGTAGATTGGCCGAGGGAGATCCGGTAGTCGAAGGGGAACTGCGCATCGCCCGTGCGATGGTAGATCAGGCGGGCCTTCTCGGACGGGCTGGCGGCGGTGAACAGGTCGCCCAGGTAACGGTATTCCTCCACATGCTGTGCCGACAGCCGGTCACGCTGGTGCAGCTCGTTCCAATCCATTTTGACCTTGCCCTGTTGCTTGGGCAGCGCGGCCGATGCGGTCCAGCCGTCCGCGCGGGCCCGCTCGATGTGCTGGGCCATGTAGCGGCGTCCCGCACGATCATCATCGAGTGCCCACACGAGACGCGGGCGGGGCCGGCTGGCGGCCGCGCATTGCTCCGCCAATGCGGCCAGCGCAGCGCGCGGATAGTTGACGCACGAAAGCAAGGCCACGGCGGCAATACCGTGATGCATGAGCGCGATGGCATCGAAGATGCCTTCCACCAGCCACAGTTCGGTTGCATCGGCTGGCAGATTGGGCGGCTGCCACCAGGTGCCGCCGTACTGCCCGTGAAAGGTCGCCTTGCGGTCGCCGAACCGCTCAGGCTGGTCGATGATGCGCTCCCAATACGCACCGCCCGCGAGGGGAAAGCGGACTGTGGCGCTGCCAATCTTCAGTTCATGGCTGTAGTAGCTCTCCTGCACGTACCAGCCGGCAAGACGTGCCAGGTCGAAGCCTCGGGCATCGCGCAGGTAGGCATCTGCGGCTGCGTTGGGTGCTTCAGGTGAGCGCACAAACCGATCGCTCCACGAAGCGAACAGTTCGGGATACAGCTCTTTGACGTGCAGCTCGGACGCGCATTTGTTGAGGCGGTTGCAGCGGACGACCCAGGGTGCCTCGGAGAAGGCCCACAGCGAGCGCTTGCCGCACGACGGGCATGTGCCTGCCTCCAGCTTGTTGTTGCGCTCCTTGAAGCCGTAATCGCGCACCAGGCGCAAAGCGATGTCGCCAGCGAGGGTAGCCGTTGCGCGTCAGGTTGCGCAGCTTGGCGTTGATGCCTTCCAGTACATCCCGCACCAGGGTGGGCGTCATCGGTAGGTCGTTGGCCCACATATGCGCTTCGGCCATGGTGTCGGCCAGCACCTGGGCGGTGCGGGTGTAGCTTTCGAAGGCGAACAGCGGATCCGCGCTGCACGTGCGCGAGCCCCAGAAGCGGTAGCCGTCGCGGTGGATCAGCGTGGTGACCTCGTGCGCGTTCAGGTAGCCGGCATCGGTAGCCGGGTCCTGGAGGTCCCAGAACACGTCGCGCGACAGGCCGGTCACACCGTTGACGGCCACGTTGGAGAGCGTTTTGTGCCAGCCGGTGTCGTTGTCGATCTTGGCGCGCAGGCCGATCGCGCGGGCCGTGGCCCACAGGGTGGTCTCGGCGTTCGCGGCGGTGTCCCAGCCCACGAACTCGGGCCAGATCACCATGGCTTCGCGCTGGCCGATGTTGCTGCGATAGGCGACGGCTTCTTCCTTGGTTTGGCAGCCAAATGCCGAGAGGTAGGCGAACGCACGCAGCTTCTGCGCGATGCTCACCAGTTCGGTCCCCACGGGCAGGCTGTCGAGCCCCGGCACGGCCAGGATGCGCGGCGCGACACCGAATCGGTTGCGAGCGGACAGCAGCGCCTTCATGCCGGTGTAGCGGCCCGCCGCGTTGGTGGTGCCGATCAGGTTGGACGTGGTCTCGGCTTCGGAAGCGCCGCCGCCGACGCGCACCACGATCGTCAGCGGGTTGGTCTGGTCGGTGATGGCATCGAGCGTGCGGGCCAGCGTGCCTTTGTCGCCGGCCTTGCCGATGGAGGCTTGCGGGTTGGTCAGCAGGACGGGAGTATCGAGCGGGAAGGCGGCCGCGTCGGCATCGTCGGCGGTGCAGACGATGCCGGCCACGGCGGTCTCGATGGTGCGAATGGGGCGTGTGCCGTCGTTGAGTTCAACGACGCGCACGCCGTGGTGGTAGTCGGTTGGCATGCAGTCCTCCAGGAGTGTCCGACGGTGTATTGGGACGTCCATGGAGGATGCTGCGCACGCGCGTGGATGTCAGGTGACTACTGTTGTTGCGCTCGCAACGACAACAAGCACCGGGTCTCGGAAAACGCCGACTACAACCTGCAATCGGACACTCGGTCTATGCATGCTCAAAAATTTGGTATTCATTTTTTTCGGATGCCGAGTGATGTCTTCGGCTTTGAGTGCAGCAATGGGCCTCGCCTTTCCTAATCTGATGGATCGATCTCAGTAATGGAGTTATACAAATGCCTATCAATAGAGCTGGCTCCTCACGATCATCGGTCGTGCAGGAGTATTCGTCGCTTTCCGACGTAAGAGATTCACGCCTTGACGCCATCGTCGGTACTCCCGCCCCTACGCGCCTCGCCGTGTCGAAGAAGACATTTGAAGCCATGGGCATTGCGAGCCGCGTGGTCAAGAAGACGGGCTATGAGACGTTCCCGGATGGACCGGCCAATCAGGAGGCTGCGATCTGGATGAGTGGCGGGCGGAGCTGGACTCGAATGAAGCTCGCACGCGACATGATCGATGGTGGGCACTGCGGGGACGAGGCCGAAGAGATCAAGACGATCAAGGAAATGGGGGGAGGCAGTTGCGGCGAACATCGGCGCCTATCAGGCGCCGAGCTTCGCCAGATGCATCGCAACATGCCGGTCTTTCAGGTCAAAGAATCGAACGAGGATCACCATTACGCCATCATCGGTGACTGGCGGGATCGGACAGTCGGCGATCACGCAGTCGTGGTTGATCCTTGGCAAATGGTCAAGAAGGTCTATACGTACGGCGAGCGTCTCAACCCCACCGAGCCGGTCCGGCTCTTTTCCACGCCACCTGGGCCACCCGAGCCGAACGACGCGCTCTCCGATGCACTGTCCGCGACTCCCGCCGACAATACTCGAATGGATCGTTTCACGAAGATGAGAGTGAAGCGCCCAGCGGGTCCCGAAGCTGCTGCGGCCGTCATTCAAGGGTTGCGAAGGAACGATAGCGTTTGGGATCAAGCGGCGGGAACGGCAAACCTGTACGCGGAATACGTCGCTCCAGATGGTCGCGTATCGGCCTTCAACGATGTGCCGTCCGATTATCTTGAGCGCTACCTCGATGCAAAAGAGGAGATGATGTACCACCTGCCGATTCGAGGCTGATGGGATGTGGCCGACGCGAGCCAGCCAATCATGATGGATTTTCGACGGCTGGCAACCTAACCAACACATCCCAAATGTTGGTGACTGCTTTGCTAGCCGCACGGTTAACCTCATCCTCGGACTGCATCCCTCGGATGGCTTCCTTGCCCTTCAAGCGTAGCGCGCGGATGTCGTACAGAACGGCATCCCACTCAGCATGCTTAGCCAAGATGGCGTTTGCCGCCTGCTGAGGCGTTTCCCCCTTTGCGTCGGCCGCACTCTGCACCGATAGCGGCACGTCGCCAGCATAGCCCGCTGTCCGGTAGGCCAGCGCCTCGTCGGCGGCGCGCTGGTATTCGACCACTCGCAGTGGGTCGCCGACCACCGCTAGGCGGACCGCGTCGGCCGCGGCATCGAGCTGGTCGCACAGGCGCTGCCTCAGCGCCACCAGCAGAGAGGCCTTCAGCTTGGCATCCTCGACCCACTTCCCGGCTGCGCGCGCTCGCGCAGGGAGTCGTCGCTCTCCATTACCGCAGGTGTCGGCGGTACGGTGCTGTCGTCGGCTGGCGTGATGGTCAGGCGCTGCACGTCGAAGTTGGCCGCCAGTTGCTCCAGGTCCTCGCCCTCGGCGAAGGCCAGCATTACCGCGCGCGCCGCGTCGTTCACGCGCTGGCGCCACACCAGCTCGCGATAGGCGTTCTCCTGCAGGAGTTTGGTAACCGGCTCGGATTCCAGGGCAAGCGTGGCCCGTACCGCGTCCTGCTGGTCGGCCGGGTACAGGGACACGAAGGCGGCCTTGCGCTCGTCCAGGATGGCTTCGTATTCGAGCGTTTCGACAACGGACGGCGCCGGCAGCTGCGACAGGTCGATGGTCGCCATGGTCAACTCCGAAGGGGCACGGACAACGTGCCCAGGGATTCACGGCGCGGGCCGTCTACGCGGTCCGCCTCGATGTCGATCACGGGCTTGCCGTCCGCGTCGATCCAGAACCGCACCGATGCAATGCGGATGCGCGGTTCCCAGCGCACCAGCGCCGACACGGCGGCGGACATCGTGCGCAGGCGGGTTGCCGGGTTCAGTGGCTGGTCGATCAGATCGGGGACTTGGCTGCCGTAGTCGCGCCGCATCACGCGCGAGCCAATCGGCGTGGTGAGGATGTCGCCCATGGACTGTGCCAGGTGCGGCAGGTCAGCCAGCGCGCGGCCGGTGCTGCTGTTCATGCCGGTCACCGCGTGCCCTACGTCCAGTCGCCGCCGTGCTGTACGCCGCCGTGGTCGTGGTCATGCAGCACGACGCCGTTGGACGACAACGTGCCGCCCGCGTGCGCCAGGTCGCCGCTGATCTGGTTGCCGTGCTTTCCACCCTGGCCGGCCATGCCGTTCTCGAACGAGAAGCGGCCCTTGACCGTCACATCGCCGTCGAAGGTGGTGGCCGGGGCCTTCACCAGTACGTTCGCGGCGGCCTCCAGGAACACCGTTTTAACGCCCTGCACGGTCAGCAGGCCGGCGGCGTGGTCGTAGCTGGTCAGCGCACCGTCCGGGTACAGCGTGACGGTCCGGTTGGGGTCGTTGCTCGGTACGTCGTTGTCGGCGGTCGGGATGCCGCACAGGATGACGGCGTTGGAAGGGTCGCCGCTCGGGCAGAACAACAGCACCTGCTCGCCCACGATCGGCGGGTTCCAGGTGCGGGTCTGACCGGCGCGGCGCTCGGCCCAGGGGCGCCAGGTGGTGGTAATGCCACCGGTCTGCACGCGCACGGCGGGCGGGGGGCTGTGGCGCACTTCGGCCACTGTGCCGAGGCGGAGGAGGTTTTCGAGAAGGCGGGCGAGGTCTGTGGTATCCATGACCGCAGGGTGCCGGGCGCGCGGAGTGCGGTCACGCTGCCTTTGTTGTACCCGTTTGCGTTACAACACAACGCCTAGGCGGCGCAGCCTAAGGGTAAAAGCTGACCAAGCAGTTTCTTGAAATGGGATCGTCTGGCCGCTACACCGAACTGGTGGGAAATGGAATCACATTTCGCCGCATGTTGTAGGTATGCATTCGATCTGGGAGAAAGCATGGCGAAGGCCACGGCGCTCCTGCTATTCACTTACCGGAAAGGGGGCGTATATGGCGTTCTACAAAAATGCGCAGCAGCTGACACAGTCCAATGACCAAATGTTTGACGCGCAGCACGCCCCGGGGACCGCAGCTCCACATCCGGGTATCTATCGATGCACCTCCTGTGGTGACGAGATTGCCGGGGGGCATACGCTCCCGCCGCAGAATCACAAACAGCATCGCCCAGAAAAAGGACTGATCCACTGGCAGCTGTTGGTGCATGCGAAGCTGCAATAGAAGCAATAGTCCAAAAAAGGGGGTGGTATGAAAATACAAGATCAAGATTTTTACCACGGAGTGGCGCTCACGCAAATAACAGAACACGAGTCGTTTAAGGCGCTAAATCGAGGATCAAAAAAATACGGACATTATCTGATCAACACGGACCGTCATGTCTTTGTAAAGTATAGAAAGCCTAACGGGGTGTCATGGAATCACACAATTTCGCCGGATGAGGTAAAAACCATAGCTTCAATCTGTAAAAAACAAGAGATGGTTTGGTTGTGCCTGGTTTGCGGGGGTGTGACAATTTGCGCTCTCGATAAGAAAGAAATAAATGCGGTGATCGACCTCAGTTCAACTGATCAACAGTGGATCAAGATTGAGGCCCCGAAGGGGGGTGGTTGTCGCGTTTCTGGGTCAACTGGATCCATAAAGAAGGTTATTCCTCATAACGCGTTTCCAACCAAACTATTTGTTTAATCCTCCGCATAGAGAGGCGGATGACCTGCTGGGATCCAGATTTAGGGTAGGGTGTTACTCATTGCTGCGGATTTCACGTGAGCATCTCGCTGTGGATTGTTTTAAGTGATCCAGAAGGAAATTTATTGGACTCGAAATTTTAATATCAAAAGGGGTGAGTGATGGCGGAAATTACGTTATACGCTTGGGCTAGACCTGTTCAGGCGGGAGACTATGGTTTTACTCCGGAGATGGTGGACGTGGACCCTAGGAAGCTGGTGGACCATACATGGGTAACCTCCTATGACAACCGAGTACATCAGTACCCGAATATCGATGCCGTCATCGCGAACGATGCAGCATATTGGTACTGCTGGGGAGTTTTTCACCCCAAAGGACAAAGCGCGACACTGCCCAACGGTTTTCTGGGCAAAGCGCCGGCCAGCCTACCCCGTGCTGCCTGCCTCTGCGAGCCGAACGCCGATTCCAGTGACGAAGCCGCTCGAGGTACGATCTTTACATATGGACTCGATGGCGTATGTCATCAACTCGCCAACCAAGTGCTATGGGCGACCCGAATTGATGGGAACTCCCCTCAGACCGTACGACTTGCTCGAGGCTATTGGTTGAGTAATGCCGTCTACGGTACGTACGGACGGTTGCATGCAGGCACGTGGGAGAAAAGAAAAACTCAGTGCCAATCAGCTGTGGAGGCGCAGTTGGGAAGTGATAACGGTGACGATTTCGAAACCCATCTACGTGAGTCTTTGGGACCAAATCTTGTTGAGACAACAGTGAAAGACTTGTTGGATCGGCGAGTACGACTCACGGAGAGCATCGCAAATCTCCGGAGCGGAAAGCTGACGCAGGATTCACCAACTGCGGAGCAAATCAACGAACAGGTCCGAGAATTCCAAAAGTATGCGGCATCGCGGCTTTCCAAGGAGGAGTACACGCGGTTATTTGGCGTACCTCCCAGTGAAATCTTGGATGTCGTCAATCCAGCGCTGTTCGGGAAGGAAATTCCGCCTCATAACAACTAGGCAGGTGCACGCGCATACAGCAATGCACAAGCCCAGTTTCAAGAACAAAGATGCCTGTTCAATAATCATCTAGGTGCTGGAGGACTAGGTCGGTGACGCGCTGCACATCCGCCTCATCCAAGCCCAACAGTTCGCGTATCGGGTATTGGGCAGTCAGCCCGGACCTGTTGACCCGATCCCGCAGGCCGAACTGGTGAACCGTGGCGATGCGCAGCGCGTTGCCCGCGAAGGTGATGGCCGCCGTATTCGCATCCGCCTCGGCCTTCATGTAGCGAGCCAGCCGCAGGCGCGTGAACATGGTCCGGCGGATGCGCCCCGCCCGGTGTCGCAACTGCGGTTTACGCGGCACGTAGGGGCTTCCGTCCGGGTTGCGCTGCTCAGCAATGCGGGCGGCCTGGCGTCGGCGCAGCTCGACCGCCACGGCCCGCGCCAGCGTCCGGCGGGCCGGCGGGCCGGCGCATCGAGCTTGGCCAGCATCCCAACCAGCCAGGCCTCCAACTCGTGGGACTCGCTCAATTCGGCCTCCAGCTCGCCGGGTCGTCGGCATCGTTGATCGGCTCGGGGTGGTGCTCGACCTGGTAGCCGCCGCCGGCCGGCTGCACGGTCACGCGCTCCGTCAATCGCAGCTTGATCGACAGGTCAACCGTGCAGTGGTTCAGGATCTCAGCTTCGAATCGGAACCCGTCGCGGCGCCGCTCGTCGTTGGCGAACAGATCGGGTTGGTTCGTCCGCAGCCAGGCCAGGACGGGCACGACAATCGTGTCCGAGCTGCCGGGGTAGTCGGTCACGATCAGCGTCAGCGTGTACTGGTACTCAAACGAGAGCGAGCGGGCGCCGGTGCCGACCACGCGCCCCTCGTCCACGAACACATGCAGCGTGTCGGGATTGGCGGCCAGGTGCGGCACGCCGGCCGTGAGCGCGTCGCGCAGGCTGGCAAGCTTCATCATGGTGCGGCGTCCTCCCCGATGATCGTCGCGCCCTGGTCGCGCAACAGCTGCTGCAGGCCCGTCAATTGCTCGCTGTTGGCGTGGCTGTCGGTGTAGTTCTCGGCGATGGTGGCGGCGACGGTAGAGAGCGCAACGCCCGAGGGGGCCGCATCAGCATCGCCGGTATCTGAATCTGGCACTGTGCCGGCGGCGGCGGCGTGCAGCCGCACAAAGCCGCCAGGGACAGCACAGGAAGCATCAGCCTGGATCGGGACATAGCGCGGAATCTCCTTGATGATGGTGTCGCCCTTGAGGCGGATGGTTTGCACGCGGTCCACGTACTGCGTGACGGTCACGGTGCTGGCCTGGGCGCCCTTGAGCTGCCCGCGCAAATCGATGGTGGTTTTCTCGGCAGTGTTGGCGCGATCGACGGCTGCGTCGTAGCTGTGCGCCAGCCACACGCCCAGGCCGGCGACGGCGGCCAGCACACCTAGGGTCGCGAGCACGCGGTTCATGCGGCCTCCTTCTCTTCGGCCCGGTATCGCTCGAAGGTGCGCGCCAGCTTCACGTCATACAGGTTGTCCTTGTAGGCCGGCCCGTTGAAGAGCGCCGCGAAGGCAGGCCACTTCCCGCCGGCGAGCGCTTTATGCAATGCCGGATCGGCGAACACGAACCGCACGAAGGCGTCGAGCTGGGCGCCCTCGTCGCTCTGCATGGCCTGCACGAAGGCCTCCACGCTCGGATAGCCGATCCGCTCGGACTGATAGCCCATGATCTGGAACAGGCCCCAGCTCGCCGACGCGAGGGCACAGCTGCGGTCGATGGCGATGGCCTGGGCCAGCCGCGTGTGCTCTCCGGCCTTGCCCACGTAGCCGCCGCGCTGCGGGTTCACGATGTTCGGGTACTGGGCTGCGAGCGCGTCCGCGTTCTTGTCGGCGGCCTTGAGCTGGCGATACATGACATGCCGTTCAAACAGGATCACGGGCCGCCCGTCTGGCAGGAACCCGCTCCCCCGGCTCTCAACCTCGTTGACCGTGCGCACGGCCGCTACCGACACGCCCAGGGCATCCGCCGCGCGTCGCAGGTCCGCCGCAGTCAGGTGCCCGGGCTGGCGGTCGCCGGTGCGCAGTGCCTGCACAGTCTTCTGGCCGGCGATGCCGTCCACCACCAGGCCGAAATGGGCTTGCGCGGCGCGCACGGCCGCAGTGGTCGGCGCATCGTATGCACCCGTGTCCGGGGCGGTGAAGCCACGGGCGGCCAACAGGCGTTGCAGCTCGCGCACCTCTGCGCCAATGTCGCCAGGTCTCAGCATCGTCATGCGGACCCCCGCAGTAGGCGCACCAGCCAGGACGTGTCGGCGCCGCCGCCCATGCCATGCGGAACAGCTCAACCACGTTGCCGCGCACCGAGAACACCGCCAGGCACAGGGCGGCGGTGATGCCGTTCTGTGCCAGCAGCGCCCAGTCGTAGCGGCCGAACAGCACACTGATGGGCACGGCGCCGGCTAGCACGATCAGGACATAGGCCAGCCGCGACGCCCACGGGCGGTGGGCCGCGCCGTCGCGCTTGAACAGCAGCAGGCGCAGCGCGATCAGCGCGCACAGCACCGCCTGCACGATGAACAGGGCATTCACGGTTGGTTACCTCCACGGTTGTTGCCCTTCAGGGCGGTCAAGAGCTTGTCGCTGTTGTCGGCCGCGCGGATCAGCGCCAGCAGCAGCCGCACCACCACCGTGGAGGCCACCAGCGCGCCCACGGCCTCGCTGACCTCGGTGTTGGCGGGCAGCGCCCGGGCGATCAGGGCGGCTGCCAGCGGCGCCGACAGGACGCCCGCAACGATGGACAGCACGAGGAAGGACAACTTCTTCGCTACCGTCAGTTCGCCCGAGTTGAGCGCGAAGACCGCCGCGCCGGCGAACGCGCCGAGCACGGTTCCGGGGTCCACGCCTGGCAGCAGCGAAATCGCACCCACGCCTGTGACGGCGATAGCGGCGGCGGACGTGCTGGTTGCGATGGGTTCAGCCATATGGGTTCCTTGGGGTCAGTCCCACAGCTGCACCGTCTGCGCGGCCTGCTGCTGGGGGGAGATGTCAGGCAACACCAGCTCGGTCCCGTGCGGCAGGATGGGACCCAGGTCGGCGATGCCGGGATTGGCGGCCAGCACGGCTTCCGTCACGCTCGCCGTGCGGCCGTACACACGCTGGCAGATGGCGTCGATGGTGTCGCCCTGGATGGCCCGTACGCGCATCAGATCAGCTCCACGGTGGTGCGCGGCGCGCCGGCGATGTCGCTGATTGCCCAGCGCGCGTCGCGGCGCAGATCGTCCACCGATGTGTTCTCCGCTTCGGCCTTGCGGTCGCCGGCCGCGGTGGCGTCGAACGACCGGTACCGCTCGATCAGCCAGGCGGCCGCCGTGCAGTGCACCGCGCGCAGGTAGCGGTGCACGTGGTGGCTCAGGCCGTCGATCCACTGCGTGGGCACTGCGCCCAGCTCCGCGAAGCCGGCGGCCAGCTGTCGGGACTTCCAGCCGGCCAACTCGTCGTTGACGGACAGCGCCGCATCGACCAGTGAGGCGCGCAGCCGCTCGGGCGTGACGGTGCCGTCCAGGCGCATTGCGGCGCGCGCCTGGTCGACGTCGATGTCGGGGAAGAAGCCGTCATTGCCGATCGGCTGGCCGCCGGGTTGCGCCGGCGTCGGGACGGGTGCTGCTGCGATGAACGAGGACATGGTTTGATGAGCTGGGAGGCGGTGGACGGGGCGACGATTCGCGGCACGCCGGAAGGTCGCCCCGTGCCGCCTCGATGCGCGGGGTCACGCTCGGTATCAGCGGCGGCCGTCGCCCTCCTGGGCGCTGGCCTTCGCTGTGTTCTTGATGTCGCGCTCGATGCGCTCGATGTCTTTCTTCACGCCGGACTTGTCGTGCAGCTCCAGCGCGCGCCGCAGCTGCGCAAGGGCATCCCGGCGCAGCGCGTCGGCCCGGTCCGGCTGCACCGATTCCGCCAGTGCATAGACGCCGTAGCCCAATGCCTTGTGCAGCTTGGCGCGCACCTCGTCCGGCATGTCCTCGGCCGCCACCAGCTCGGCCACCTCGCGTAGCGTGGTCACGTCTACCGGATCGCCGGCCTCGATGGCCTTCAGGGCCATGCTGGCGAACTCCTCGGCGATCAGGCAGGCCGTGGTGCGCTGGTACGCTTCCACCTCTCGCTTCTCTCTCGATCGATCCAGAAAAGGACCCGCGCCGCATTGCGCGCACGCTGTACTGGCAGGGCTACCGGGTCGCGCGCATCGCCGAAATGCTGGGCGTCAAGCCCGTGACGGTGCACAGCTGGAAGCGCCGCGATGGGTGGGACGCGACGGATGCAGTGGAACGCGTGGCGTCCAGCATCGAAGAGCGCATGGCGCAACTCGTCGCCAAGGAAGTGAAGGAAGGCAGGGACTACAAGGAAATCGACCTGCTCGGCCGACAGATGGAGCGCCTGGCACGCGTGCGCCGGTACGAGGCGAGCGGCAACGAGACCGACCTGAACCCGAAGGTGGCGAACCGCAACAAGGGGCCACGCAACAAGCCCGAACGCAACGCGATCAGCCCCGGGGAACAGGCGCAGCTCCTGGAGGCCTTCCGCGACTCGATGTTCGATTACCAGCGCGTCTGGTACGAGGCGGGGCAGGTCGAGCGGATCCGCAACTTGCTCAAGAGCCGGCAGATTGGGGCGACGTGGTACTTCGCGCGCGAAGCGTTCATCGATGCGCTGACCACCGGCCGCAACCAGATTTTTCTATCGGCCAGCAAGGCACAGGCGCACGTCTTCAAGCAGTACATCATCCAGTTCGCCAATGACGCGGCCGGCGTCGAGCTGAAGGGCGATCCGATGGTGCTGCCCAACGGTGCCACGCTGTACTTTCTGGGCACCAATGCCCGCACGGCGCAGAGCTACCACGGCAACCTGTACTTCGATGAGTACTTCTGGGTGGCTCGCTTCCAGGAACTGCGCAAGGTGGCGTCCGGGATGGCGATCCACAAGCAGTGGCGGCAGACGTATTTCTCCACGCCATCGAGCCTGTTGCATGAGGCCTACCCGTTCTGGTCCGGCGCGCTGTTCAACCGCGGCAAGGCCAAGGACAAGCAGGTCAAGATCGACGTGAGCCACGCCGCGCTGCGCAATGGCCTGCGCTGTGCGGACGGCCAGTGGCGCCAGATCGTGACGGTGGAGGACGCCGTACGCGGTGGCTGCAACCTGTTCGACCTCGACCAGCTGCGCCTGGAGTACAGCGAACTCGATTTCGCCAACCTGCTCATGTGCGCGTTCATTGACGACAACGCGTCCGTGTTTCCGCTCTCGATGCTCATGCGCGGGATGGTGGACATCCGCCCACCTGCGCACCGCCAGTGCCGAGGCGCCGACCGAGCGCCACACCGACCGGGCCGCGCAGGCTGAGGTTTTCTCGTTCGGTGATCCGATCGAGGTCCTGGACCGGCGCGAGTTGCTGGACTACGTGGAGTGCATGCGCATGGGCCAGTGGTACGAACCGCCTCTGCCGTGGGATGGTTTGGCGCGCTCGTTCCGCGCCGCCGCACACCACAGCTCGGCTGTGTACGTGAAGCGGAATGTTCTCGTCAGCACGTTCATCCCGCACCCGCTGCTCTCGCGCGCGACGTTCGAACGCCTGGTGCTCGACTGGCAGGTGTTCGGGAACGGCTACCTGGAGCGCCGCGACAGCGTGCTGGGAAGCCCCATGCGGTTGGATGCGCCCCTGGCCAAGTACGTGCGGCGCGGGCTCGACCTGAGCACGTATTTTTTTGTGCAGAACTGGCAGCAGCCGTACACCTTCGCCACCGGCTCGGTCTTCCACCTTCAGGAACCGGACATCAACCAGGAGGTGTACGGCCTGCCGGAATACCTGTCTGCGCTGAACGCCACGTGGCTCAACGAATCGGCCACGCTGTTCCGGCGCCGATACTACAAAAACGGCTCACACGCGGGCTTCATCCTCTACATGACGGATGCCGCGCAGAAGCAGGAGGATGTCGACACGCTGCGCGAAGCGATGAAGGGGGCGAAGGGGCCGGGCAATTTCCGCAACCTGTTCATGTACGCGCCCAACGGCAAGAAAGACGGGATCCAGCTGTTGCCGGTGTCCGAAGTGGCGGCGAAAGATGAGTTCTGGCATATCAAGAACGTCACGCGCGACGATCAACTTGCCGCGCATCGGGTGCCGCCGCAGCTCATGGGCATCATCCCGAACAACACCGGCGGATTCGGCGACGTGGAGAAGGCCGCGAAGGTGTTCGCGCTCAACGAGGTGAAGCCGCTCCAGAACCGCCTGTTGGCAATCAATGACTGGATCGGCGAGGAGGTGGTGCGGTTCGAGCCGTATGCGCTGGCCGCTGGTGTCTCCGATACCACCTCTTCATAGTTCGTTGGGCATCCCGGAGGATGCCCAAATGCCAGTGCAGCAAGCGAGCGTCAAGACCGCCTTGAATTCGGCGCGCTCGAAATCAGCGTCGCTCCGCATGACACCTTGTGCCCGTGGAATGCGACCATGCGCCCGTTGACCTTGAACGTTGGATCGCCCTCCACGATCACGCAATGATCGTGTCCAGGTATCGGGCACTTGCAGCGGTCTCCAACGCATGCAACGGCCTGGCCCATCACGCGATACCCCCTTTCACCACTGATGACCTTGCCACCATGACTTGTGCTGTCACCCTCTCGGATTATGCCTCGCATGCAACACGCCCCGTTAAACTAGGTTTCGCTAATACCGGTATGGTTCATTAGATGCTTATGTGCTCGCCGGTCAGCATTAATAATGCGACTAGAAGCCAGAACCTCGACTCTGGAATCAACCAAAGAACGATTGCAGCAAGCACTAAAACAAGAAGAATGCCTATTCCAAAAATTTTGAGCATTTTTTTCATATCAAGCTCAGCCCCCCGGCACCTTGGCCCGGAAGGGATTGGCGCCGCGATGTTTGGCGTTGGCCGCTTTGGCTGTTTCGTCAGGCGGGCTGACCATGACGATGGCCGCGTCGCGGTGTTCGGTGAGATGGACCGTCGCACTGGCGCCGCCGTCTTGGTAGCCGGCAACGGTCGCTAGACCGATCTGCACAAGCGCCGAACTGACACCGGTATTGCCCAAGCGGCGACCGATGTCGTATCCCTCTTTGACGTTATCCAGCTCGATTCCCTCTGCATTGCCGTGCAATGCTTGCGTCAACGGAATGATCCACTCACGGTCGAGGGTGGTGTCGTAGAACAC